AGGAGGACCGCCGCAACATCCTCCACCTCGACGACGCGGATCCGGCCGCCGGCCGTTCGGCGATCGAAGCCGCCGAAGGGCAGCGGCGCCACCGTGCGACGCAGGTGCTCGCGGCCGAAGACCCGTCCGTCGGCGAAATCCGCCGCTCGGCCAACGAAGCGGCCTATGCCGCCGACGCGCGGCAGTTCAAGACGGGGATGTAACGGAGGTCGTTTCCCGAAGAATCGGCGGGAAGTTTCTCCTCTTTTAGATTCTTTTCCTGTGCTTTTGGCTTGATCCAAAAACACCGAAAGATCAAGCACGGCGATCGGGCAGGCCAGAGGCCTGCTAAAACTGAGTAAAAAGAATTTAAAATCATCGTTGCGCGCAGCGCACAACAACCTCCGCATTGCACCGGAGGCGGAATCAGATCGGACAAAGGATGGAACGCCCGGAGCGATCGTGCGCAAACGGCGAAGATCTTGCGTGATCGCTCAGTGACAGCCTTTGTCCGATCCCGACGGAGGTGCCCTGCGGACACTTTTGGCACCACCTTTTGGTGACAAAAGGTGGTAAACCTGCTCCTCGCAGGAGACGCCGAATCGAAGGTCGGGATGCTTCCCGAAGAATCGATCGGAAAATTTTTCTTCTCTTAAAATTCTTTTTCTGTGCTTTTGGCTTGATCCAAAAGCACCAAAAGATCAAGCACGGCGAAAAGTAGCGGGTGCCGCCACCTGCGCTCGCTGAGCGGGCACAAAAGACTCCGCTGTTTTGCACACCCGCTCCGGGCGCTCGCGCCGGTGCCGTCTCTGCTTCCGCTATTTTCGCAGTGCATTCGGGCAGTCCCCAGGCCTGCCAAGAACTGGGCGTAGCCAAAGGTGGTAAACCGGCACCTCGCAGGAAACACCGCAACTTAGTTTCGGGATGTCACACCGTTTTTGCAGACCGACTCCGTCGAAAACATCCATATCCCGGAATCCTCTCCGGCTTCCTTCGCAGGAGGACGGAACGGATTTTCAATTCTTAATTTTTCACTCTTAATTCCTTAAATCCTATGTCTTTCATTGAAAACGCGAAGACCTACACGGGCCGCGATCTCGAAACCATCTTCTTCCGCCCGATGCTCAGCGGCCAGTCGGCCCTCGACCTGGGCGTGCGCATCCTCTACAACATGCCCGCACCGACGACCGTGCAGTTGTGGGAACGATCGGGCGACATCCTCCAACAGTACACCGCCGCAGGCTGGACGGGCGGCGATCCCGCCCGAAAACTCCAAAAGACGATCGACATGTCGAAGGTCAAGGCCGAACTGGGCTATTCGGCCGCCGACTACTTCTCGATGATCTACGAACTGATTACCAACCGCGCCGACGTCAACATGGACGACCTGACGGGTACGGAGCTCGAACAGGCCGAAACCGAGCTCTTCAAACGCGCCATCGCCGAAAGCCTCCGCGTGACGATGTGGATCGGCGACAAGGAGGCGGGCGCGGGCACGGAGTACGCCACGTTCAACGGATTCATCAAACGCATCTACGAACTGCTCGTCGAGAACAAGATCACGGCAGCGAAGACCTACGCCGCGGCCGACCTCGAAGAGGCCGCAGCGGCCGTCGATATCTTCGACGCCGCATGGACCGAAGCCCATAATTTTCATAACAAACGGGTGTAACAGTATCAGAGCGTGATTTGATATTCAGCAAGTTAGAAAAGAGACGAAAAAACGAACGGGTGAATTTCCCCGAATTTCGCAGATCTTTTTCCGGAGGAAACCGAATTTCGGATACTCAAAGATACGAATAAAACCGAAGATTTCAAAGTCGAGGTAAAAAGTTCGGGATAATTCGGCGAGAAGCGCCCAGAAAAGCGACAGAAGCGGCTCAAAAACGGCCGCTTTTTTTCGTGCGCAATATCTATGCAACTCATTGAAAAGATGCAGGAAAAGCGCAGGAAACGGAGCAATTCAACGGGATCGAAACGAGTTCGACCGAGGCCGGGACAAAAGCGAGACAAAACGGGCGCAGATCGTCATCGAAACACTGGAAAAACGGCTTGAAAACGGCGTAAAAACGGAGGTCGTACAGCCTCCGTTTTTCAATACTCGAAAAGGTGTGTTTTTGCAATGGTGTCACCAATGGTGTCACAAAATAATTTTAATGGTGTCACAAAATCGTGTAAAAAAGGTACATGAAAACAGGGGGGTAAATGTATAAAATACCCTTGTTTTTGCGGATTTTGGTACGCTTTGGGAGGGGGTAAATGCAGGAAAAATGTGACATTATTGGAATTTTGTACGCATTACTATCTAAGTATCAACTATTTACGTTTAATGGATCAGGAGTTAACCTATTATAACTCAAAAAAATAACCCGTTCGTCTTACTCGAACGGGTTATTTTATACTATTGAGTTACTAATTGTTTTTCTCAAATTGCGACAAGCGCTCCTCTAAATGTCCAATCAAATTCGCTTGCTCTATTAATTGATTTTGTGATGATTTTATGAATTCTAAAATATTAGCATCGATTTCATTAGATATTTTGCTATTCTGGCGATATTTTTCGCCAACACCAAGGATGAGCCATTCTAATGATATTTCAGGAAATGCAACAATAAATTTCGTCAAAACATCTTCGGTAATACCTGTATTCGCCTCTAAAGTGCCACGTGACACTCCTATTTTTATGTAGAATTCTCTTCTACTAAGTGGTAAATCATCAGCCACTTGCAAAATTCTTTGTTTTATTGGCGATTTTTTTGCCGATTTTTCTTGCATATTGGCGAAATCTTTTGTTATATTTGCATCATGTTAACAGATGTTAACCGGACAAATATACGAAAAAGTTGCAAAAATGTCGAAGGTGTTAGTAGAGTCAGGGGAGAAGACGAAATTAGCGAAGTTGTTCGGCGTCTCACGCTTGACGGTTCTCCGTGCACTGAACGGTAAAACACAATCCGACCTTGCCAAGCAGATCCGCGCGACAGCGGTTCTTCGCGGCGGCGTAGAAAAAACCAATAAATAAGGATGCAATATGGAAATCAAAAAGCTTCGTAAAGATTACGGTCTTCGTCACGAGCCTATCCGCACGGGTAGCCGGGCCGCAGCCATCGACCTCGCCGCCCATGGAGTGAAACCGCATCGTGTGATGCTGGGTTTCGACGGGATGTTCTGGGTCGTGTGTCCGGCCGATGCCGCCAAGCTGGCAGAGATGGGATGTGAATATGCCGATTAAAAAAAGGATAGCAATGAAAGATCAAAGTAAAATCGAGGCGATAATCGCCGACCAGAAAAGGATTCTCGTGCGGAACCGGCAAAGCCTGTTCCAGTACGCACGTCAGGCCGTCGAAAAAGATAATCCGGTCGCCGAGTCGATAATGGCCGATCTTCTGGAGGTCAATGTACGAGCCCGTAACCGCATCGAGATGCTTCGGGATCTTCAAGGTAAATAATCAATAACAGGTGAGCTATGGAAAACGAATTTTTGATTTGCGCGAGCGATGTGCGTCTCGGTGCATGGACTCGAATCAAGTATGCCGTCTGGCGGTTTCAATACCGCACGCGGCGCGCCGTCTCCCGCCGGCTGCATCTTGCGGGACGACGGATCCGCAAGCGGATGACCCCCGGCGTAGTCTGCCGGACGTACATTCTGAGATAACACAGTCGGGAGACTGCGGACGGCGGGCAGCAGCGTGGGAGCACGCATTATTTCTCATCGGTTTAGTTCTTTTCGGAGTTTAGGTTGTTGTTCCGGGGGTTCGAATCCCCCGCCCGCCGCAAACTCATCGGCATAGCCAAGAGAAGCAGACAGCAGGAAAGACTGCGGTTCGCGAGGGGTGCTCCCTGCGAGCGTCGGAGCCGGCAGGGCGACGGTTTTTTAAAGAGTTTTCCGTCGGGGGTTCGAGTCCTCCACCGGCACGAAGTTTCAACGCAATTTAATGAATAAAACGACCCGAACATGAAAATCGAGAAACTGACGCTTCCGGCCGCATCCGACCGCAGGGCGTATGACATTGCCGACATGATCGACATCCGCTACCATCCGAGCGTGGCGCACGTCCGAATTCTGGATGATCTTCACGCGGAGGTCTCTACGGCCGACGACTGGATGGAGATCGTGAGAATGGACATCGAAACGTTTTGTCCGGACGCGACCTTCGAAAAAGTCGACAGATGGCAGGAAAATTGAGAACAATCGAACAGCAAACCGAAACACTATGAACTCCCAAGAAACGAACCCGATCGATCGCGCGATCCTCGCAATCGACCGCTCCATCCGCAAACACATCGACATCGAAATCTGCGACGCCTATGCTTCGGCTATCCGAGACATATATGACGATTGCGTCCGCATGAATGGCCGTGCGGTATTACCGGACGGCACGACCTTCGATTCGAGCAGGCTGCCGCATCAGGTGTCGCTGCCATACATCTGCAAGGTGTTGCGGGACGATTCCCGCACACGGGGAATCAGTGAAACAGCTGCCGAACCTCTGGGTCGTCGGGATGTGCGGCGGCATAAGCTCGCACAGCTTCGAGGAGCGATTCCTGATACGGTTCGTTGTACGGGATCATCTTCGCAATCCGATGCGCGATACCGTATGTCGACTGCGTTTCACCAACTTCTTGCAGGCGTCCCCTTACGAATGATACAGAGCACGCCAAATCAATTTCTGCTCGTAATCGATCGGCGCGATCTCTGTCGGGAGAAAGCGATAGACTTCGACATAGCGTGGCCAACTCTGAGTGATAGATTTTCAGATAGTGATGAAGACTGGCCCACTTTTGCTGAATAGACTGCGCCTGGCCATTGAACATACCGCGCGTGAAGAGTTCGAGCGTTTCGACGCGCGTCTTCAAAAGCAGGAAATCGAATTCGGAAACCATATCTAATGAATTTTTATAAAAAGAATCGCGATGCGACGATCAATCCTAACCCGACAAAAAGGAACGCGAATCCAGCGATTTCGGCGCCTGCTTCGAAAGGTGTCATCAGCTCTTCTGGTTCTGTATCTTGGGTTCGTTTACATACTTCTCGACGAGAACGCATCAGAAGACGATTTAATCGCAGCACTTGACAGAATAAAACGGTTGCGATGGCGACGATACCGAGTGCAATTGATATGGATGCCGATAACGCCAGAATCCGAGCTATGTTCATCGTTCTGTCAGGTATGCCAAGCGACGCAACAATGCCGAGAAGCGCACATCCGCCGACTATCAATTGTTGGAGAAATCCTTGATGCAGCGTATCTCGACTACTCTGAATTTCTCGCAAAATACGGGCCTGCTCCGGATTGGGTATTCGATTAGATGCAGATGCCTGTAACGGCGATAGAAACGGAACTTTCATAATCGCAAATTTTTGTAGTTGACGGACAAAGATAGCGATTTTTTGCGGGCACAGCCCGTACCTGTGCAGCTCAACGGCAGAGCCGCCGCCGAGGTGAGATCGGGGTTCGACTCCCCGCACAGGACACGACATATCATGGAAATTTATAAAGGCATACTGTGCATCAGCGGTACGGAGCTGACAGCACCCTCTGAAAATTCAGGAGGGGGGGGGAAACTGCTTAGTATCAGCCACCTACAAAATTTAGTTTCTGAAAAGAAAGTCAATCGGTTGCGCCGAGCATCGAAGGGCTGCTCCGCACTGTATGAATACGCGAGTCTTCCGCTGCGCATCCGCCGCGCCTGGGAGGAGCTGCACGGCGACCCGACGAAGCAGCCGATCAAGACGAAAGTCATCGATTTCATCCACTACGACGATAAGGCGCGTTCGTTCTACTCCGAGATGGTTCTGCCTTCCGGCGACACGCTGACAGCCTCCGACGTACAGAAGTACACGCTCAACGCTTCGGTGTTGGGCGGCGTGCGGGAGTACATCTCGTCGAAGCTGGCCGCACGGAGTTTCTTAGGCCGGAAGACCACGAAGAAGGAGTTGTGGTCGGCCATCAGCTCGTCGATCGACGACGGCGAGTTCCGCAAGGCGTGGGAGCATACGCTTCCGACGTTCCCGGCGAAGCTGCGTGCCAAGTACGAGAAGTTCATCGCCGACGGCTACGCCTCGCTCGTGCATCTCGGCTTCGGCAACAACAACTCGCGCAAGGTGACGCAGCAGATCGAGCGGCTGCTGTGGGCGCTCTACACGATGCCGAACAAACCCTTCGGGCTGGAAACGCACGACTACTACAAGATGTTCATGTGCGGTGCCATCGCCGTCTACGACAAGCAGAGCGGGGAGCTGTTCGACCGCGACGCCTTCATCCGTCAGGGTGCGCCGATGGAACTGTCGGCAGCCACCGTCCACAACTATCTCAACCAGGCCCGCGCCCGCGCTGCCGTCGACAAGCGCCGCAACGACTCGCTCTGGTACTCCGACCATCACATGCCCTACGTTCACCGCAAGCGGCCGCAGTTCTCGCTGTCGCGCCTGTCGGCCGACGACCGCGACCTGCCGCGCAAGGATCGCAGCGGCGTCGCCCCCTTGGCCTATTACATCTACGACATCGCCTCGACGGCCGTCGTGGGTGTGGCCTATTCCAGAAAGAAAGACAAGGCGCTGTTTCTCGAATGTTTCCGCGACATGTTCCGCACCCTTGTCAGGAAAGGTCTCCCCATGCCTGCGGAGATCGAGTTGGAACATCACCTCGCGTCGGATTTCCGCGACGAGATGTCGACGATGTTCCCCTTCGTCCGTTGGTGCCGGCCGGGCAACGCCCGCGAGAAGTACGCCGAGCCGATGAACCGCTCGAAGAAGATGACCGTCGAACACCGCAACCACCCCAACGTGGGGCGCTGGTGGGCACGCGGCGAATGGTACACACAGCGTTCGGCGAAGGTCGACAATCAATACGTGGAGAAGCTCTACGATTATTCGCAGCTCGTACAGGAGGATCGCATGGACATCCTCGAATACAACATGGCGCCGCACCCCAATCAGAAAAAGTATCGGGGCATGACGCGCTGGCAGGTGCTGCTCGAACAGTTCAACCCGAACCTCGAAAACGTGAACCGCGCCCTTGTGACCTACTGCATCGGCGACAAGATCCGCACGAGCGTGCGCGCCAATCAGTTCGTCATGGCCGCCTGCCGGGAGTTCGTGCTTCCGTCGCCCGAGATACTTGGACGGTTGGAACCCGGCAATTATAAAGTGGACGCCTACTGCCTGCCCGAAGAGGACGGCACGGTCAACGAAGTATTCCTGTACCAGGGCAGCCGCTTCCTGTGCCGTTGCGAGCCGTTGGAGGCATATCAGACGGCGACGGTCGAACAGACGGATCGCGATCTGGAAATCCGCGAGCAGCAGTTCCGCTACATCGAGGCGTTCAAGTCGCAGGTCAAGAACGATCTGGCGGATGTGCCGCATGTGGGCATCCTCAAACACGACGACCTTCGGGCCGTCGACGAGGTGCAGGATGTCGAGGAGGTGGCCATCCCGACCACGGTGGACGACCTGGCACCGTTCGACGTCGACACGGAGATCGATTTCGACGCTGTACGCCGTCAGGCCAAGAAGAATCTATCCAAAACCCAACAGAAATATGGAACAGCATCTTAGAGACCGTGTGCTTGCGGCCTTACGCGAGCAGCGGCAGAACTTCGGCGGCAGCGCCGCGCAGTTCGCCGTATCGTTGGACATCAATCCCGCACAGTTGTCGCGTCTGATGAAGGGCGACACGGAGGGCGTCGTGAGCGCCCAGAAATGGGAACATCTGGCGCATGTGCTGGGCGTGGAGCGCGACAACACATGGCGCGCGGCCCGCACGCAGGTCTACGAGTACGTCACGCAGCAGCTCGAAGAGTGCCAGCGCAGCAGCATGTGTGCGATTCTGGTCGACCGCGCGGGCGTGGGCAAGACTTTCGCCGCGACGATCTACAAACGTTCGCACCGCAACGTAGTTTATGTCGACTGTTCGCAGGCCAAGACACGGCGCAAGCTTCTGCGCACGATCGCCCGGCAGCTGGGCATCGATACGGCCAAGACCTACGACATGCTCTACGACGCCGTGGTCTACGCGCTCAACACGGCCTTCGAACGGCCGCTGGTGATCCTCGACGAGATGGGTGATCTCAAACGCGAATCGATTCTGGAAGTGAAGGCGTTGTGGAACGCCACGCAGTACCGCTGCGCGTGGTACGCCATGGGTGCCGACGGGTTGAAGAAACGCATCGACACGGCCATCAGCAACGAGGTCGTAGGCTTCGTGGAACTGTTCAGCCGCTTCGGCGGACAGTACAACCACGCTACGCCGGAGGACGACGCCTCGGCGATGCAGTATCTTTCGAAAGACTGCGCGGCGATCGTCAAGCTCAACGCCGACACTTCGGTCAACGCCGCACAGCTCATCCGTCGCTGCAAGGCGAACCCCCGTATGATCTACAACGAACTGCAATTTGCGCAATGAGAAAGCGAAAATACATAAGCGTCAAGGAGCTTACCTCTCGAACGTTCCGCACATTCAACCTCAGCCGGCAGTGGACGGATCATCTGGGCGAGGTCGAGGTCGGCGCGACGATTCTCATCTGGGGAGAATCACGGCAAGGCAAAACCTCCTATGCCGTACAAATGGCCAAGGCATTTGCAATGGGTGACGCACGCACGCTTTACATGCCGTTGGAGGAAGGGCCGAGTCTGTCGTTCCTGCGAGCACTGAAAAACGCCCATGCCGAAGATGCACGGCGTCTGATGATCGCACCGATCGAAATGCGCTTCGAGGATCTCGATGCCGTGATGGCCGAACGCACGGCACCCGATGTCGTGGTGATCGATTCGATCCAGTATTCGGGAATCAACTACGACGACTATCGTTCCTTCCGAAACGCGCACCCCAAGAAAACGCTGATCTTCACCAGCCATGCCGACGGGCGCGATCCACGAGGCACGACAGCGTCGTCGATCAAGTACGACGCCGGCGTCAAGGTTTTCGTCAAGGACTACGTCGCCAATGCCGGCAGCCGCTACGGCGGCGGAAAGCCCTTCGAGATCTGGCCGGAGAAGGTCGCGGAAATGGAGCTCGAATAATCTTTCAATCACATTTAAAACTTACGGATATGGCACGACAAAAGAAACAGATCATCGCGGGCGTCACCCGTGAACGGATGGAAGATGCGTTCGGCGAGTACGCTGTGGCCGACGCACGCATTGCGAAGATTCAAGCGGACATGGATGTCCAGTTCACGAAGATCCGCGAGAAATACGCCGACGAGCTGGCCGAATTACAGCAGACCAAAACCAATTCGTTCGAGGTGATGCAGGTCTTCGCAACGGAGCATCGTGAGGAGCTCTTCTCCAAACGTCGCAGCATGGAGACGACGCACGGCATCATCGGATTCCGCACGGGAAATCCCAAACTGAAAAATCGCAAGGGCTTCACTTGGGCATCCGTACTCGAACTGGCGAAAACATTCATGCCCGCTTATGTGCGAACGGAGTTTGCACTGGCGAAGGACTTGATTCTGGCCGACCGCGACGAAGAGGGTATGGCGGAACAATTGACCAAGTGCGGCGTCTACGTGGATCAGGATGAGACCTTCTATGTCGAACCCAAGAAGGAGCAGGAGACGGCATAATCATGGATCGGTCGGCAATATACAGGGAGATCTACGGCTATCTTGCGCGGCTGGGTGCCACGGATCGTAAGGAGGACATTCTGGAACCGTTCGGGAAATCGCGTCTGCGTGATCTGACGGATGCCCAACTCCTTCGCGTGCGGAACGACCTTTGGCTCGAAGCCGACAGGGCGATCAAGGCCAGCCGCAGCGAGGTGCTCTGCCTGCTCAGAGATCTCGGACTCTACCAGAAACCCTATTCGGAGACGTCGCGCGAGTTCTTCGCTCGCGTCGACGCCTTCGTCTCGCAGCCGCGCATCGCAGGGAAACCGTTCCGGTTCCTGACGATTGCCGAGCTGCGCGAGCTTTACGTCAAACTTCGGGCCTTGCAGCGCAAGGGGGTGAAGGTCGCCGAACGGTCTCGTATATTATCCAACTTAAAACCATCGTAACTATGCCGAAGCCGAATTTAGTCTACTTGGAACGCGTTGCCGAGGTGCAGCGTATCACCAAAGAAGAACAGACCAGAACGGGAGCGCCGCTGTCCAAGATATTCCATAGGACGATCGAACCGCGCTTCCGCATATCGATTCACACATTCAGAAAATACATCGCCGAACCGCGGATTCTCGGACGGATCGAGGCGTTGAAAAAAGAGAAAAGCCATGAGTAAAATCTTCATACCCGACAAAGATCGCCGTCTCTTTACGCTCGAAGATGCTATTGCTGCCGCAAATCAATACATGAATCCGGATAAACAAATTTACCACAATGGAATCAACGAAACAGATTAAAATCGAAATCCGCAACCGTTGGACTGGCTCGGTCGTATTTGAATACACGAAAGAGGGAAACACAATCACCGAAACGGTTTTGGACGCTATTAGGCGCGGTGCTGATCTGCGCGATGCCGACCTGTGCGGTGCCGACCTGTGCGGTGCCGACCTGTGCGGTGCCGACCTGCGCGGCTCCAACTTGTGCGATGCCGACCTGTGCGGTGCCGACCTGCGCGGCTCCGACCTGTGCGGTGCCGACCTGCGCGGCTCCAACCTGTGCGATGCCGACCTGTGCGATGCCAACCTGTGCGGTGCCTACCTGTGCGGTGCCAACCTGTACGGCGCCGACCTGCGCGGTACCAACCTGCGCGGTGCCAACCTGCGCGGTGCCAACCTGCGCGATGCCAAAGGATGTTATCTATCATGCCCGACCGAGGGTAGTTTCATCGGTTGGAAAAAAGCCTCTGGGCATATCGTAAAGTTACGGATTCCGGAAGATGCACGGCGCAGTTCGGCAACGGGACACAAATGCCGTTGCGATAAAGCATACGTCATGGAGATTCAGAACATGGACGGCACCAAGGCAACTGAGGATACCGTTCGTGCCGACCATGACAAAAACTTCGTCTACACCGTCGGTGCCACAGTCGAAGTTCCGGATTTCGACGATAACAGGTGGAGCGAATGTGCACCGGGTATTCATTTCTTCATCGATCGCAGAGCAGCGGTGGAGTACCAATGACGCACGGTTCTCTATTCAGCGGCATCGGCGGCTTCGACTTAGCGGCTGCGTGGGCCGGCTGGACGAACGTCTTCAACTGCGAGATCGACCCGTTCTGCCGGCGCGTATTGAAGTATCATTTTCCCGAATCGGAACAATATGAAGACATACGAACAACAGACTTTACCGTTTGGCGCGACCGCGTCGACGTGCTCACCGGCGGTTTCCCGTGCCAGCCGTTCAGCCTCGCGGGCAAACGCAAGGGTACGGCCGACGACCGCTACCTCTGGCCCGCAATGCTCGGAGTTGTTCGGACTGTTCGACCGCGCTGGGTCGTGGGCGAGAACGTTCTCGGAATCGTTAATTGGTCGCAGGGAATGGTTTTCGAGCAGGTGTGTGCTGATTTGGAGGCGGCAGGATATGAGGTGCAAGCGTACCTTATACCAGCTGCGGGCGTCGGTGCTCCCCATCTGCGATACAGAACATGGTTTGTTGCCCACCGTGGTGACGCAAGGGCTGAAAGTTCATGGCAAGAGCGGTTCGGAGCCATTGTCGCCGGCTCTACTGCCGACACCGGTCGCGTCGGATTGCGGGAGCGGGCGTGTGAACAGGAGCTTGTCGAAGGGTGC